TCGTGACCTTGATGCCCCTTTTGGCGAGCTCCTGCGATCTATCCGCGTGGATGTAGATGACGCCGATCGACCCGAGCTGCGAGGATTGGGTCGCCACGATCTTGGTGGCGCCGGAGGCGATGCCGTAGGCGGCCGAGGCCACGAGCGAGTTTGCGACCGCGATGACCGGCTTTTCCTGCGCGATGGCCCGCACCAGATCTGCCGTTTCATTCATTCCGGACGCCATGCCGCCCGGCGAGTCGATGTCGAGCACGATGCCGCGCACGTGCGGGTCGCTGGCGGCGTTGCGCAGCTGCTGCCGCAGGCCCTCGTAGGATACGAGCCCGGAGCTGGCGCCGAGATAGGCCCCGCGGTTCGTCAGCTCGCCGATGACGGGCACGATAGCGGCGCCGCGGCTCGTCACGTTGTAGCCCTGCCAGCGGCCCTCGCGATTGACCACCGGCGTGCCGGCGAAACGGCTGGCGCCGATCTCGCCGATGCGGCCGTCGAGCGCCTGCAGGATGGCCCCGGCGGCCTCCGGCGTGATGAGATGCGGCTGATTGTAGATCAGGCCCGCCAGGCGCACGAGCTCGGGCATTCAGGCGGCCTCCTTGTTGTCGTTGTCGTCGCTGTCCTCGACAGGAGGCGGTGGCGGAAGTCCGCTCGGATCGGGCAACCCAAGTTGAGCGCGGTAGCGCTGCTCGTAGGCCAGCTGATCGAGGTTGTCGCGCCAGTTCTGCCCCTCCTCGGCGCAGACCTCCTCCATGGTCTCGACACCCATCTGCATGCCGAGCTTCTGTGCCTGGCGCTCCTTGAGCGGGTCGATCATCGGCTTGCCCCAGGCGATGAAGGTGCCGCGCACCAGGTAGGGCCGCGCCGCGAGAAAATCCGTGACGCCCGGCGGCAAGGGCACGGCGCCGATGGCGACAGCCTCCTCGAGCCAGGCGCCGAAGAACGGCATCGCGAACTGGCTGATGATCCGGTTGCGCCGTGTCCTGTAGGTCCGCCATACGCTCAAGAGGGCCGCGCGAGCGGCAGAGTAGCTGACATCGCTGTAGTTCTTGGCGAGCTCGTGCGCCTCGACGCCGAGACCCGCCGCGAGCTGCCGCACGAACGACGTCTCGAAGGCCGCAAAATTCGAATTCGGGTGCGTCGCGCGCAGCACCTCGATGGACTCATTGGGCAGGAGATGCGGTATCTTCGCCCCCATGAACCGGAGCTCGCGCTTCGCCGCATACTCGGCCGCACCCTCCATGTGGGCGAAGACGAGATCGGTGATGGGATTGCCAGAGCCCACCTGCGAAGCCTTGGCACCGAGCACCTGCATGGCCGCCGACCAGTCGAGCTCCGTCTTGATGACGGCCGCATAGGCCGCCTGCACGATGGCCGACTGCAGCTCGGTGTCGGAGTATTCCTGCAGCATCTTGATCGGCACGATGGCCGAGGCGAACTCGCTCACCCCGCGTGTCATCTCGGGGCGCGTGTGGTCGTAGGTGTGGAGCACGATCGGCCGGCCCCAGTCCGTCTGCCGCGGCACGCGCCGCCACACGAACTGCCCGAGGCCAAGGCCGACGTCGGCAGGGTGCCCCTCGCGGATGTGGTAGGCGATCGGCTCCCCGTAGATGTCGCGCTCGATGCCGCCGCGCAGGTTGGCGCTGTCGACCATGCCGTTCGGGTTCGACAACCGGTCGATGTCGATGAGATTGAGGCAGGTCTGATAGATCCCCACACCCGGCTTCATCTCGATGACGGCAAGGCTCTCGCCGTCGACGAAGTCCGTTATGTCGGCAAGCGCGAAGAGCTCGGAGAATGTGCGCTGCCGGCGCGCGTCAGCCTGGCACTCGATCGAGTCGGCGTAGGCCTCCCAGGCCCTGACGACGAAGTCCTGCCATTCCGCGGCCTGCTCGATATCCTTGAGCCCGAGCGTGCGCCAGTCGATCTTGAGCGCCAGCTTCAGCCCGGAGCCCGACACCGCGTCGCGGTTCATCCGGACCGCGTTTTTGGCGAACGGATTGTTGCGGACGAGGTCGCGGGCCCGGGCGCGCAACGTCGGGCCGTCGCGCAGCACGGCGGCGTCGGCCGACATCAGCCGCGGTCGCCAGCAGGCGATCTCACCGCCGCCGTAGAGCTGCGCATCGCGGTAGGCCTCCCGCACCCGCTCGACGGCAGCCGTGATCTCGGCCTCGCGGCGCGCGGCCACGGGCTCAGGTGCGGCGACCTCGGTCATCAGAGCATCCGATACGTGGCAGGAGCACCGCGCTCGACACGGCCGGCGGCTGACAGGTCCGGCAACCCGGAGTCGGCACCGCATTGGCGGTAGTGCGCCTGGTACAGGGCCTGCAGATCCCGGAGCTGCCCCTGGCTGTAGGTGACCTGGCGCTCGGAGAACATGATGCTGACGGCCCGTTCGCCCTTCGCCAGCGCCAGCATGGCATCATAGAGCGACCTGAGCACCGCCTGGCACTCGTCGGAGGTCATCTGCCTCCCCCCTCAATTGAACATTTCGGCGAGCTTGCCGTAATCGGCCGGCCTGGCCGTTCCCTGCATGGCCGCGCGCCGCGCCTCGTAGTCCACCGCCGCAAAGCGGTAACGCGCGGCCATGGCCAAAACGAACGTGTCGAGCGCCTCGTTGCGCTTGCCGCCGGGCAGAATCCATCTCCGCCGCGGCCGACCGGCCACGAACTCGATCTTCACCCGCTCGGCCACCAACTGCTCGAAGTAGTCGAGCTCGAGGTGAGCGGGAAAATGCACCCGATACCGCCTCACACCCGTGTCCTTGTCCGGGCGAACGGCAAGCTCCTGGTAGAGCGTCGTCTTCCCGTCGTCGACGCCGACGAGGTAGAGCTTGGCGCCGAGCCGGAATTTCTCAGCCGATTCCTTCCAGATCGGCCGCCCCTGCCCATCGACGCCCTTGGTCGCGTAATAGGGCTTCCACGCGGCCGCCGCCTCGCGACAGAATTCGAGCACCCGCTGCTGCAGGTAGCCGGCGTCGATCGCCACCGATTCCACCCTGAGTTCCTTGCCGGACGGGTGCTTGAACGTGCGCTGCAGCAGCTCGGCATCGAGCCGTCGCCACAGATTGAGGTCGGTCACGTCACCATAGAGCTTGACGTGGTCAATGACCCATTTCTCGTCGTCGGCACCCCAGCCGAGATACTGCACCTCGAAGCGGTCCGGCTGCACGTCGACGCCGGCGGTGATCAGCAGCACATCGTCCGGCAGACGGTCCGGCCCGTAATCCTCCCGCCGCGCCATGAGCTCCGATGCCGTCGTCGTCGCCCGCTTGGTCGGGTTGTAGGACAGCCCGAGCTTCAGGTTGACGAACGCCTGCTCCTTGGCGGGCTTGCCTTCGGCATCCTCCCACGCGGCCGCGAGCTCGGCGAGCGTCACCCAGGGGCTGACCAATGCGTTACAGTGAAACCCTGCGATGCCGCGAAACGGCGCATAGGCCCGCCAGCGCCCAGCACGCACCGCCAGGTAGCGCTGCCGGTCGTCCCACATCGCCCCGCAATAGCGGCAGGAATATTCCGCCTTGTGCGGCTCACCCTTGGGCCAGATCACGCGCCGCTCGACGATTTCCTCGCCGTCGGCACCGGCCGATCTGGTTTCCCACTCGAGCGGCTGGTATTCGCCGCACGCGTGGCATGGCACCTCATAATGGCGCTGATCGGAGCGCTGGAACCAGTCGTCGATCTGCGACAGCCCGGTCTCGCTCGGCGTCGAGGCCAGCAGCTTCTTCGCGTTCCAGAAGTTCTGGGTGCGTTGAAAGCCCTGATCTATGGGGTCGCCGTCGTTGCCGATCGAGGCCTTGAACTTGTCGATCTCGTCGAAAATCACGATCCGGCGCGGACGGCTCGCCAGGCTGGCCGGCGAGTTGGCGCCAGCGAACACGATGTCCCCGCCGGGATAGGTCTTCTCGAGGATCGTGGTCGATGAGTCCCGGCTCGAGTGCTCCCCGATCCTGTCGAGCAGCCGCGGCGTGGCATTGATGGTCGGACCGAAGCGCGACCGAGAGAAGCTGTCGGCGAGCTGCAGCGTCGGCAGGACGAACATCTGCGGCGCCGGATCTTGATCGATGAAGTAACCCGCGACGTTGATCAGAATCTCGGTCTTGCCGACCTGGCTCGACATCTTGAGGACGATGACGTCCACTGCCGGGTTTGTCACCTCGTCCATCGGCTCGCGCAGCCACGGCGTACGGTCCGTGCGCCAGCGGCCTGGCTCCGGCCCCGTCCCGCGCGCGATATACCGGTACGCATCCGCCCACTGACTGACGGTCAGCCGCGGCGGCAGCTCGAGCCCGAGCTTCCAGCCGTCCGACCGCCGCGCCTGCTGCGCCGCTGCCGATAATGCTGCACCCGTCACATCGCCACCTTTGCACGATGACGGACCCAGGGCCGGCTCGGCTCCGGGTGTAGCTGTCGACCATCCGATTGGCAGAGTCGCGACGACTCGCTGCCGCCCTTTAGCTGCTGCGCCGATATCCGCTCACCCTCACGACGCGTCCGTTCTGGCGGCGCGTGTAAGCATCGAC